GCTTTCTCTTCTTGCTCATACACTAAATACTTTTTTTTATGACAAAAGCGATTTTTGTTCTTGACAACTTGTAAAATATCTGGTAATGTGTATACATAATTTGCCCCCGTAGCTCAGTTGGATAGAGCAGCGGCCTTCTAAGCCGACGGTCAGAGGTTCGAATCCTTTCGGGGGCGCAGGTTTTGAAAACTTAATATGCTACTTTAGCTCAGTTGGTAGAGCAGCGGTTTTGTAAACCGCAGGTCGTCAGTTCGACTCTGACAAGTAGCTCCAATAAGCACCCCTCGTGGGTGCTTTTTTTATTGTATGCTTTCCGAAATAAGTTGTCTTATCTGGTGTATATTTGCCCCAAAAGAAGCAGCGTGAAATTGAACATGAGTTGAGTGGATTATAGAAACCAAGTGTCCATTCTCATTAAACACAGGAGAGCCAGAACTTCCTGGGGAAGCTGGAAGATCACAAATAAAAGTTCCACCGGCAGGGTTTCGTCCACACCATACGCCCCTTAACATTGGAACCATATTGAAATCAAATATTCCATAAGGAGCGGCAATATTCCAGACCTCATCACCAATGCCAGGAGATCTAGCTGACAAAGTAACGGGAACAATACCTTCAATAAGATCACTTCTTAATATACACAAGTCGTGCTCTTGATTAGCTCCTACGACTTCAATATTTCTAGCGGACCTACCATATACATTCATTATCTCATAAGATACGTTTCTGGTAATTGACATAATCCTTGTCATACCAGCAATTTGTAACATCACGTCCTTACTTTGATCGTGGTTCAAAAAAATATCCATATTACTTTGAGTACTCTGAGAACACACATGCTCAGCCGTCATTATGTAGCTATACTCCTCAGTGTTTAAGAACAATACAGACGATCCTGTCATCTCTACATCTGCACTATCAACACAAACATAACCCAGTGCCCCCTCTCCACAAACATTGACGGACTCGTCTTTTTTAATTCTTAAAAACGCTCTCCGCAGTTGAGGTAAGTTTATCTCTCCGGTGTTTAATGTTGCATAGATGCGCTCTTCGCCTATTTCTGAACTTAGAAGACCAGCAACAATACAAGAGATTCCGAGGGCATATAAGGAAACCTTCAGCATATATCAGTATATATGGTCCTGAAACATTTTATGGTTTCTACTTATTAGTGATGCTGTATATAACCGGTATCAGGGAAAAATATGACCAAACGATATGTGTTAGACACGAACGTATACTTAACAAACTACCAATCAATATATTCATACGAAGACGGAGAAATCATAATACCACTAAAAGTTTTAGAAGAAATAGATAAACACAAAAAAAGGCAAGACAGCGTTGGCTACAACGCACGACAAACCATCAAGACTCTTGACGAGTTAAGAGATTTAGGAAATCTATGTGATGGTGTGACACTGCCTGATTCAAATGGTCGAATCACAGCAAGAAGCTTTGATACTAAAGATACCCCAACAGATTTAGATTCATCAGACGCAGACAATCAAATTATTTCTGTAGCACTCACTTGTGTTAGAGAAAGTGAAGAACCTCTTATCGTTGTCACAAGAGACATCAACATGAGAGTTAAATGTGATGCACTTGGCTTACAAACAGAGGACTATGAGCCAGATAAGGTTGTAGACTCATCTGAAGATCTCTACAAGGGAATAAGAGATATTGTTCTTCCAGACGAAGATATCAACGATTTCTATTCGGATAAAAGCGTTTATCTTGAATATGAAAATTTATACCCTAATCAGTATGTAATGCTTACATCTGAATCAGATGATAAGAAAACGGCACTCGCAAGATTTGTAAAAGAAGGAGAGCCACTTAAAAAAATATTTGATACAACACAGGTCTGGGGCGTTAACGCAAGAAATAGAGAACAACAGTTCGCTATGGACGCTCTTATGGACCCAGATGTTCCTCTAGTGTCCCTAGTCGGCAAGGCTGGAACTGGTAAGACCATCTGTGCCATCTCTGCCGGATTACAACAGGTAATGGAAAGATCTACAAGAACATACAACAGACTTATTATTTCAAGACCAGTGCAACCAATGGGTAAGGATATTGGATTCCTACCAGGAACAATGGAAGAAAAGATGCTACCATGGTTGATGCCCATTCAGGATAATTTAAAAAATCTTTTAGGCAACGACAAAGCAAACGTAGAGATGTACATGGAGAAGGGCTTGATTGAGATTGAAGCCTTAACCTATATCAGAGGCCGTTCTATATCCAAGGCTTTCGTAATTATCGACGAAGCTCAGAACCTTACACCTCACGAGATTAAGACAATCATAACAAGAGTCGGCGAGGGAACCAAAATTATTTTGATTGGTGATGTTGAGCAGATTGATAATGTCTATATCAACGAAACATCCAACGGACTTGCATATGCTATTGAAAGAATGAAAGAATCTCAACTTTCCTCTCATGTATCATTCACAAAGGGCGAACGCTCCAAGTTAGCAACTTTAGCCTCTAAGGTATTGTAAACTAAAAATAATACTTTACATTTACCCTATTAGGTGTTACTTTGTTGCTTAGGAGTATATTATGAGCGACAAAGAACTTGATTTACCAAAGATTTCCGATTTCGATGAAAACGAGAATCCTACATTAACAGAAGAAGTTACGACAGATACAAAGATGAAGTCGTGGCTCGTTGAGTATGTTGGAACAAAGCTAAGTCCAGAAGATGATACGGTGACTGTAGAAATGATCGTAGAGGTCATGTCTGAAGAGTTTCCTGAGTTTCTTATGGCTCTTGCAGAAGAGAATTGGATTCGTGGCTATAGACAAGCTCTAACCGACGTCGAGGTTGGACAAAAAGCCCATCAGAACGAAAAGAACTTTGATATTTTCAGAAAGCACTAGGTAGTATAAAATGTCTTTAAGAAACTATATTATGGAATCATCTAAGAAAACCACACAGTATCTTGTTTTTAACAGGATATCTTTTTACGTCCTCTCAGACCTACCGGATGGCGTTGATGTTGTTTCTGTAATCAGCGATCTTGAAGACATTATACCAGAGCAGTTGATGTTCAACGTGGAAACAATCATGGTTGGCAGATTTGACTTTCTTTTAGATCGTGGAATCAAAGCATCTTATCAAGATGGAGCCATATATGTATTGCCAGACCAGGATAGCGACAAGGATATGTTAGATGATATTGTCCACGAGGTCGCCCACTCAATTGAGGAAACATCTTCTATGGAGCTTTACTATGATAGAGAAATAGAAAATGAATTTATCGGAAAGAGAAAGCGCCTTGCCCGCACACTAGAGGCTAATGGATTTGATATCAGTTCTTACAACTTTTTAAATCCAGATCACGACAAGAAGTTGGATGAGTTCCTATGGTATGAGGTTGGCTACCCAACGCTCTTGAGTATGACCATGGGACTTTTTATAACACCATACTCATCAGCTTCTATGCGTGAATACTTCGCAGAGGGTTTTGAGGCTTTTTACCTAGACGATAGGGACTATATCAAGAGTACAAGCCCAGCCCTTTATAACAAATTACAAGCAATAGAAAAAGCTTTAGGAGAATAATATGTCAAATTTGAAAGACAAAATCCTTAGTAAGGATATAAAAATCAATAAGGATAAAACATCTGTAACGGTTACACTTAAGGTGGAGCACTGCACCTGGAGGGATGGAGATCGCCCCTTGCTTGTTGATGATAGTGTAGTTACTGAACTTCTTATAGAAGAAGGTTATGATATCCTAGCACCAACAAAAAGTGCATCATTCTACAACGACTTTTCAGGAAAAGAAAAAGTTGAGGATAAAGTGTTAGAATGGGAATTTTCTCTCAAAGGTGCTAAAAAACCACAACCCAGAAAAAAGACAACAGCAAAAACTAACTTGACAAAAGAGACGAAAAGTGTTACAGTTACGCAAGAGGATCAACAAGAAGATTCAGAAAGCGTAGAATAAATTGTCACACATATCTTTTTCAGCCCTTAAGAACTGGAACCAATGTCCCTACTACTATAAGCTAACTTATGTAGATAGGGTCAAGAAGTTTCTAGGAAACCAATACACAGCTTTCGGAACAGCACTTCACAGTGCTTGTGAGAATAAGGTTTTAAATGAGTCTTTGAATGAGCAGGAGCACTTTACACAAGCGTTCCTTCAAGAACTACAGAACCTACCGGAGGATGTTCGTCTTGGTATACCTGAAAAAGATATTGAGAATATGCATGTCAGTGGCAAAGAGCTTGCCACGTTAGCAATCCCAGGATTAAAGAGTATGTTCGGGGATGATTTTGAAGTAGTATCAACCGAGGAGCAGTTGTATTCTGATATTCAAGGAGCCATTGAAAAGGATACAGATTATAAGTTTAAGGGCTTCATAGACCTCGTTGTTAAAACTTCTGATGGTAA